ACTGCTCCAATTCTTGCAGGGATAATTTTCATTTTTAGAACCAAGATATTTTTCAGTCATTTTGGTTTGATAATTGTGTTTGACTACCATCACTGCTTTTGAATCATCACGTAATGACCATAGTTTTTCTATGTCATCTCTTAACAACATATCACCGTCCATAAAAATAGCCCATCCTTTATATTCCATGAGATGCGGCACTAGAAATCGACTGTAAATGAAATGATTGCTACCGTCTGTGTGCTGTTCTTTATAGTCTTTTAATATATTTAGAGCCAGAGGTGTTATTGACACAGGGTGGCTCGAATGCCTAATAATGCTGTTTGTACACACATGATATGCGATAGCTTCTCGTGGGTCAAACCCGATAAAAATTGGAATCATTTTCGTTCTATATCCTCTTCTATACAATTTTTGCCGTATTGTATTTCAATAATTTTCAATGGTTGGTCCGTTTCGTTAGATAGTTGATGCCATTCTGTTTGTCTAATATGCACATGTTGAAACTGTTCATAAATTCCTAATAATTCTTCGTCGGTGGATGCAGAATTAACTGTATAGACTGTGGCTGTTCCCTCTGCCACAAACCAATGTTCTGCGCGATCTTTGTGTCGTTGCATGGATAATCTTTTGCCGGGATCTACTGTTAATTCTTTTAATTTTACTTCATGCCCTTGTTCGTGTAGAATTCTCCAATGCCCCCATTGCCTAGATGTTTTAGGAGCTTTCCATTCTTGCAAAATCCACGAGCTAGAATTTTTCTTATCCTCGCCGCCGACTCCGAATACAAATTCTAAGTTGTTGTCTTGAATATCCATTTCTGGAATATTTGTAGGAGTTCTATCACCGCCGTTAGCAAAGATGATGATATCTTCCGGAAACTGTTTTCTAACTTCTAGTATGGCGTCTTTAGATGATCCGTCAGCATCGTCAAACTCATAAACAATACCGTCTACACATTTAATGTTGGCTACGATATCTGCTCGTTCTTTGCAGGGCATAAAAGGAGACCCCTTCTTGCGTGTTAACCATGCATCTGAGTTAACTCCTACAAGGAGTATGTCTCCTAACGCCTTCGCAGCATTGAAATAGGCTATGTGTCCAGAATGTATAGGATCAAATCCGCCAGTAACTAATACGATTGTTTTCATGCAGATATTTATCTGCGTATATTATTGGTGATTTAAAGAGTGGCGTCTTCGAGTCCGGCAGTGCGGAGTTTAACGATATTTGATACCTGCCACTGTTTGATATCAAGTGCTTTAATAATGCCTAACCACTTGTTTCTTAACAGAGCGAAGTCATTAATGATCTTTTCAAAATCAACAACATCGGCCTCGCCTTCTACAAATTTCTCGCAATCTCTAGAGCTCAGTGCTCTCTGATAATTTTCAAGATATTTACGGAAGTGGCTGCTGCGCAACCTGCGAAGCTCGATGTTGAGGTATTCTAATATACCTTCGATTTCTTGTAACTGATTAAATCTATTTTCAACGATGCCCGGCATCTGTGACGAGATCTTTTCTAAACTACCAGATACCTTACAATCAAACTTTGCTTGAAGTAATTCGGTTTCGTAATAGGCCACAGCATCCGGAATGGAACTAATATCTTTTGAAACTTTATCGTACCAGTTCATTCGTCCTCTTCTTCGTAGCCGTCATAGCTGTCGTATTCTTCTTCAATTTCTTCACCGTCAATGGCATATTCGATAGCTTGATCTAGATACGGGTCAATGCCCTGAAGACTATCTAAAATTGAATCTTTAATACCATGATCGACTAGTGTGTTGATAAAGTCTGCGGCAACATCTTTCCTTGCTTTTTCTGGAATATGTTCCACCATTGATGTCCAAAGGTCTGCAATTAAATCTTCTTTCATTCTACGCTCTCCGTTTCAGGTTCAACTGTAGTAGTTATCCCAGATTCAGTTTTTTCCCCATGTTTAGAAATGTCCTCCATTGCCTTATCAAGGCCTTGATTTTCGTTTCGTTCCCAGGCTTTGCGGAACTGTTTGATGATTTCACCATCGGCAGTTGTGTATACCAGGCTGTTACCTTCTTTCTTGAGCATACCTTTGGCTTCAAACAAGTCGACCAGTCCACTATATGGATTCATACCTGTTTCATAAGGAATCTTAACCTGTACACTCTCAAACGGTTTAGCGTAGCGTGTTTTCATTACCTTACATGCAGCACGAATACCTTTTACCTCAGAGATTTTATTACCGTCTTCATCTTCTTTGAGTTTGAGTTTACGCATAGCAACTACGATACTTGAGGCATAGATAAAGCCTTGACCGCCTGAAATTTTATCATCTGGATCGAACATGTCTTGGCTTGCGTATGTATGATTAGTACATACCATACCAATGTTATATGCTCCAAACATATTAACGCAGTTACGAACCAGTGCTGTTAGTGCCTTAGGCTTACGACCCATGTCACCTTTCATATCACCTGCTTGGAACTGATTAACATCAGTAGGTGTTAACAACATACCTAAGCTGTCGACAATAAACAATACTTTTGGACGATCAGTTTCATCCATTGTTTTATATTCTGCAATAAACTCAACAATAGTTTTAGCCACATCGTCGATCATCGCCATATTAAGTTTTAGTAACTTGTCTGGACTTGTATCAACTCCTAAGGCTTCTAACCATTTTTCGTCAAGTGCATTTTCTGTATCAATTAAGATAGGATAGATGCCTTGTGCTTGTGCGTTTTTAACTAGGTTGCCTGAACAAATAAACGATTTGCCTGCACCCGACTCACCAGCGAATACTGTTACTTTGCCTAGCGGAATACCTTTGTTGAAATCGCCACTAATAAGATAGTTTAATGCGAAGTTGTTGGTACTGACCCAATCGGTTGGATCATTAAAGCCAATACTAAGACCTTCGATGCTCTTAGTAATTGACTTTCTAAATTTAGAAATATCAAATGCTTTTGCCATATTATTTTGCCCTATTGAGAAAAGAGTGTGAGTTGCCCCACACTCTTATATTAGTCTTACTGCTTTTGACGATTGCGAATCATGGCCAAGATGTCTTGAGCCTTGCTTGCGCCATCAGTGCTTGCAGGTGCTGCCGATGCTGCCGGAGCACCTGCTGCTGTTGCTGGTTCGTCATCAACTTGGTCGTCAACTCGAGCTGGAGCACTTACTGCTGCTGGTTTGTTAGGATCACCTGTTGCTGAACCTAAGCCTGCTGGCTTGAAGTATTGACCCCAACGTTCTAGGTCATATGCTTCACCGTCGACTGATGCTTCAAACATTTCCTTCATAACTTTCAACTCAACATCTGTTGGTTTCTTAGGTAGGAAATCGTTTAAGTTAAACAGACCTTGACTTTCAATTGCCGCTTTCTCAACATCAGTTAAGGAACGTTCACGACGTGACCATTTTGATGTAGAATAGTCTGCGAAACCGCCTTTTGATGTTTTAGCAATACGGAAGTCCAGACCTTTCAAGTAGTCTGTTGGCAACTCATCTAACTCTGGATCCATTAGAGCTGAACGGATGATTTGATAGATTTGAGGACCAATGATGAATCTGCGAATTGGATTCTCAGGGACTTTTTCTTCACGGATTGGATCTTCAACTACAAAGCCTTGGAAAATGTATGAACGTTTTTTCCAATACTTACGACCCATTTCTTCTAGTGACTTATCTTTGAACCAACCACGAACTTCTGACAAGATCGGACATGCTGTACCATCGTTGTACATTTCCACACATGGAACTTGTACCTGTACTGGACGTGAGTCTGTTTCACCTTTGATTCCAGCAAATGGTAATTTTATCATCGCACGTTCTACCCAAAAGAATGTGTTGTTTGGATTACCATCAGGAAGTAAACGGATAACCGCTTCTTTGCCTTCTTGCATATTCCAGTGTGGGTAAATTGCGTTGTCGCCGCCGCCTGTTGATTGTCCTGTGGACTTTGATTGTGCTTCTTGAAGTTTTGCACGAATTTCTGCTAATGATGCCATTTTATAATGCCTCCTATGTTATGCCTTAAAATGTTTTATGCCTTGTACGCATAGTATTATTATGCGCTTTTTATTTATCAAGGTCAACGATTATCTGCTAGTATTTTGATTTTGTTTCACCAAAAGAAAAGGCTCCTTAGAGCCTTTACTAAACATCTGTGAAATTACTTCTTTGCTGGTTCAGCTTTTTTAGCATCCTTAGCAGCAGGAGCAGTAGCAGCTGGCTTAGCAGCATCTTTCTTTGACTCTTCTTTCTTAGCAGGTGCTTGAGCAAATGCTGTTACTGCAAAAAGAGCAGCAAATAATGTTACTAGTGATTTCATATGAATCTCCATTTTAAATTGTAGCAGAATTAATCTGCTACTATTATATATAACGCAGTAGGTCTTTACCTAGTAGACATGGTTTGGACGAACTGCCAAAAGAAAGGGCACCGAAGTGCCCAATCTTAACTGCGACGAAATCTTAATACTGTACTAATTCTTTGATTCTTGCTAATTCTGCCAGTTCTGGATTTTGTTCAGTGGTTTGTTGAGGTGCCATTCTTTCTACAAATTGACGAGCTACTTGTTCTGCC